TACTATAGATAAACTAAAAGACTTTAATGTTTATGTAGATACAGACTCATTAGAGATAATGGACAAGTGTATACCTAAACCTTGGGTAAAACCCTTTCTAAGGGGCAAAAACCTTCAGGGTGATGAAGTTTCAGTTGTAGATTTATTAAAGGATTTTGTAAATAGATTTAACATTCAAGATACTATCTGCCAAATTCATGTTACGTCCCCACTTCTCGACGTTAATCACATCACTTTTTCTGATTTCAAAATCAAAGAAGGATTTGATTCTGTTTTTTCTGTAGATGTGGTTCAGAAAAGATTTTGGAGAAAAGAAAAGTATGGCTTGTGTCCCGTTAATCATAACCCAGTAAAGCTTGAGCAGACCCAAGACTTACCAGAGTGGTACTGTGAAAATTCCTATCTATACACATTTAAACCTGAAGTTCTAGACATGCATAACAGGATAGGTAATAATCCCTATGTTTTTAAAGTTGGATTTCCTTATAATTTAGACATAGATACAGAAGAAGATTGGAACATTTTAAAAAATCATGAATAAATTAAGCATAATAGAATACTGCGATAGAGAGCTTAAATCGAATAAAGATCGAGTCATTAAAGAACTGAACTATATTAGAGATAATATGCTTGGTAGGCCATGTTATTCTCCTAAATTAAATACTGGTAAGTCTTCTTCTTTTCTTATTTTTTTGTTAAAAGAATTTTTTGACTATTCGGATAAAACTTTTGACAGTTATTTAGAAATTGGTTGTTTGTATGGAGGTTCTTTGTGCGCTTTAGCTCACTCTGGTTTTGATGGCGTGGCTTATGGATGTGATATATTTGAAGGTTATTATGGAAAATTTAATGATCCTGATTATCCCGCTGATTCAGATAAAAATAGTAAAGGCCATATGAAAATAGTGTATGATAACGTCAAAAAGTTTAGTGAACTAATTGAGATTAACTTGATTAAAGGAGACAGCTTGGATGAAAATTTTAAAATTGATACTGAAATTAAAGATTTGTGCGTTCTGTATATAGACGGCTTACACACAGAAAAAGGATGTAGTTCTGATTGGAAATTGTATAACAAATTTGTTAAAAAAGGTGGACTTATTTTGGTTGATAATTTTGAAATGATTGGGGTTAGAGATTCAATTAATAAAGTTATTAAACCTTCAGGGTTAGTTGAAGAATTGGGGGTCTGGAATAACTCAACTTGGATTGCAATCAAAAAATGAATTTGCTTTGGCAACAAATCCCCTCCAGCCAAATCACTACAATCTACTGTCAAAGCAGTTTTGATGGAATTGTTTTTGACGATGAGCATGGAGTATTTAATTCTGAAACCCTTGTGACATTGATTCAACTAGCGAATTATGCTGGTAAAAAGACTTTTGTTAGATTTTCAGAAATGAATAAAACGAAAGTCAGACATTGTTTGGACGCTGGGCTTTATGGCGTGATCTTTTCAACAGTAAATTCCGAAGATTATGCTCAGTCAATTTTAGATTGGTGTTTGTATCCTCCACTTGGGAAAAGAGGTCAAGGTCTTGTGTGTGAGAATAGTTGGGGGAGCAAAAAAGAATTACTGCAAAACAGAAACCCCAAGCTTATCGCTCAGATTGAAACAAGATCGGGGGTGGATTTACTGGACTCTATCAAAGATAACTTTGATTACTTCATGCTTGGCCCTTATGATTTATCTGCTGACGTAGGTTGCGTTGCAGATTGGGATAACCCAAAATATAAATCCATCATATCTGACTTTGAGAATAAAATACCCAAAGAAAAACGATGCGTCCATGTTGTATCTAATATAAAAGAAGAGCTTGAAAATAAGTTCAAAGATTATAAAATAGTAAGCATGGGTATGGATACCACATTTTTACTCGATCAAATTCAAAGCATGGAAGTTTTTTTAAAATGAAGACTGTATTGGTAACTGGCTCTTCTGGCTATATAGGTTCTCACTTATTAAAAATAATTAAATCTGAATTCAAAGTATTTGGTTTGGATAAAGACGAAACTCAAATTCCTGTCAAATTTATCCACGCAGATATACGCAATCCAGAATATCTAAAATACCATCAAAAATTTGATTGCGTGGTGCATCTTGCTGCTGAGATGAGAGTGGGTGAGTCTGTTAAAGATCCAGTATTGTATTACGAAACTAACATTGTTGGAACATTAAACATTCTTAAGCATATAAGAACTAATAATTTTATCTTTGCTTCCACTGGTGCTGCTGAAGGGATGGCTTCTCCTTATGGGATATCGAAGAAAGTTGCCGAAGAAATAGTTTCACAAACCTGTAAGGAGCAGGGTATAGATTATACTATTTTTAGATTTTACAATGTGATTGGTTCAGATGGTATTGATGTAAAAAACCCAGATGGATTATTTTACAATTTAGTAAAATCAAAAGAGACTGGCGTATTTAAAATCTTTGGTAAAGACTACAATACAAAAGATGGAACTTGTATTAGGGACTATGTCCATGTAAACGAGATCTGCGAAGCGATTAAATTATCTATAGACAAACCAGCCAATAAGATTGAGAATCTTGGTCATGGATATGGTACTTCTGTATTAGAGATGTTTAATATTTTTAAGACAAGTAACAATCTAGATATTAATTTTGAGTATGCGCCTCGTAGAGAGGGAGATATGGCAGAAAGCGTATTGAAGGACGTTAGTCCCTATATGAGGAAAATGTACTCAATAGAAGATTTATTAAAAACATGAAGAAAGTAATCATTACAGGAGTTACAGGACAAGACGGCAGCTTTATGGCTGATTACCTCTTGAAGAATACAGAGCATCTTATTGTTGCTGGTGTCCGTAGGTTGAGCGTTAAGAATCACGTTAATATCGCTCATCTTCTTAGCCATCCTCGGTTTAAGCTAATTGACTTGGATGTTGCTGATCAGGCTAATACGGAGATAGTTGTTGCGGAAGAAAAACCAGATTACTTTATTAATTTTGCTGCAAATTCTTTTGTTGGTGTGAGTTGGAAGATGCCAGTCAATCACATGGAGACAAATGCTATGGCTGTTTTATATCAGCTTGAAGCAATTCGTAAATATTGTCCAAGTTGTAGATACTACAATGCTGGCTCTTCAGAGGAGTTTGGAGACGTTTTGTATTCTCCACAGTCAGAACTTCATCCTTTGCGACCAAGAAGCCCTTACGGTGTTTCTAAGGCTAGTGCGAGGCACATGGTAAAAGTATGGAGAGACTCTTATAATTTGTTCGCCATTCAAGGATGGCTCTTCAACCATGAAGGAACTCGTCGCGGAGAAGAGTTTGTAACTCGTAAGATTACCAAAAACGTAGCTCGCATTAAAAATGAATATATTAATGGTGATTTTGAGCCTCTTGAATTAGGCAATGTAGATGCCAAGCGAGATTGGAGTGATGCTGAAGACTTTGTCAAAGGTGTTTGGCTAATGCTCAATCAAGAACAGCCAAAAGAGTACGTCTTATCTTCAAATGAAACTCATACCATCCGTGAATTTGTTGAGGAGGCTTTTAATTTCGCAGGTTTTGGTTGTGAGAAGTGTCGCTGGGAAGGTCGTGGAGTTAACGAAAAATATTACCACGAAGATAAGGTTCTGGTACAGATCAATCCTGAGTTCTATCGTCCTGCTGAAGTAGACCTGCTTCTAGGAAACTCCTCATCAGCAAGAAGAGATCTTAACTGGAACCCTCAGACTGATTTTCTAGAATTAGTCAGAAAAATGGTTGCACACGATCTCAGAGAGTGGTAGCCTAGATTTATGCCAAGAGGTAAAAAGACATGCCCTAGCTGTGAATCATTGGTTGCGGCTGGGGTATCCTTGTGCATCTGTGGTCACGTTTTCAAGAAGAAGAAGGTCGCCAAGCCTAAGATAAGTAAGAGGGACATCTTAAAGAGGCTTGTTGAGGAGCCTGTAAAAAACAAAAGACTTTTTTATCAAAAAGAAATGAAGTTCTTGAACGACTTGATTGACAAGTATTCGTTGGAATTTATGAACGTGGTTAACTTCCACCGTCAGTTTGAGTCGCTCACTTATTTAAGAAGCCCTAAGCTTAAAGATACTCTTGACAAAAAATTCAGAGCGTTTAATTATGTGGTAGACGAATCAAAGTATCCACAGTACAATCTAGGCGAGAAGAGCGGCGAAGATCGCTTTGTGGAGAAGAAGAGGGTAACATTGAAAGATTTTTTAGAAGATAATTAAAATGGCTAACAAGAAGACAACAGCGACAGTAGACTCAAAAAGTTTGTTAAATAATTTTTTGAAGAATAATAAAGAGGATCACTTCAACTTTGAGGAGCAAGTGAACTATAGAGTTTCGAGTGGATCTCTTGAATTTGACCATCACCTCGATGGCGGATTTGGCCCCGGGCTGCATAGGTTTGTTGGAATGAATGAAGGAGGCAAAACATCTGCATCCTTAGAAGTTATGAAGAACTTCTTGAAAATGCCGAAAGCAAAAGGTGTTTACATCAAAGCTGAGGGTAGACTTTCAGAGCAGATGATTAAGCGTTGTGGCGTTAAGTTTGTCTATAATTACGATGAATGGGAAGATGGTACTTGTTTTGTTTTTGAGTCTAACATTTATGAAACCGTAGTGGACTTAATGAGGCAGCTTGTAGCCTCAAACGAAGAGAAGAACAAATACTGTTTTTGCTTGGACTCTGTAGATGGTTTGATTAAAAAAGCTGACAACGAAAAAACTTTTGAGGAGTCAGTTCAGGTTGCAGGTGGAGCTAACATTGCCGCAACATTCATGAAGAAGATGTCAATCGCTCTTGGTAAAAGAGGTCATATGGCAATCTTTATTTCTCAAGTCAGAGCTGATATCAAACTAGATCCATATAGCAAGGCTCCTGTTCGCCAAACTACTGCAACAGGAGGAAACGCTCTGCTACACTTCGCAAACTGGATTATTGAATTTGAGCCTAGATTTTCTGGGGACCAAATACTACTCAACCCATCAAACAAAAAGATGGACCCAAAGACTAATCCTGCAATTGGTCATTATGCTAAGGTGATTGTTAAGAAGTCTCCAAATGAGAAGACTAACACTAGAATCTCTTATCCTATTCGCTACGGTAGGACTGGGGGAACCTCAATCTGGGTGGAGAAAGAAATTATCGGCGCTCTTGAAGCTTGGGAGTTTATTAAAAAGGCTGGAGCTTGGATTTCTATTACAGAAGATTTTCAGAACGTATTAGCTGAAGGAGGTTTTTCTCTTCCAGAAAAAGTGCAAGGAGAGAATAAATTGTTTTCTCTTATTGAAGACGACTCTTCTCTTTGCCAATACCTTATAGCTTACTTCAAAAAAATCTTTAATGGAGAAGAATGAAGTTCTACTCCACAGATGGTAAACTAAGGAATCTAAAAAACCCCAGAAAATATCACATAGACTGGGATGCGTCTAGCAGAAGTAAGTTTCAAAAAGGCGTAAAAGATTTCCTCTACCCATATTGGAGTACAGATATTGTATTTGAAGAATTTAGAATAGTTGGTAGTCGGTTATCACTAGACTTCTACAATGCAAATAAAAAAATTGCTATTGAAGTTCAAGGCGCTCAACATACTAGATACGTCAAACATTTTCATAAGAATAGGTACAAGTTTTTAGATCAACTGAAAAGAGATCAGAAAAAGCTGGATTTTTGTGAGATGAACGATATAAAGCTCGTAGAGATATACCCTGA